TCTCATAGTATTATGAATATAGTTTCTCAATATCAGCTTCTACCTTACTAAATATACTCTCGAAGTCATCATCAGGGTGTAGAGATGGGTTTTCTACAACTACATCATCATACATTTGTTGTATATGCTTAGACGCCTCTCTCTCTTGCATAGTGTTAGGGTGATTCATAACATCATAGGCATCGATCTCGCCGTGCGCAATCGATAATAAAATATCACGTACAGCGTCAGGGCAGCTTACGGAGTTATTACGCTCAACAGATTCGTTTAATTCGTGGTGAACTGTCGATACTATACCCTTTCTTAAGAAGGTACCCACGCTAGGGTCTATCCATCGTGCTTCAACTACAGTTCGATCTCTATATTCAATTGTCCTTAAAGTCGGTGATACAGGATGCCCTGTAATAGGCGAAATTATTTTTACTGGACGTACATTTTGTTCCATAATACTATTTATGGCAGATAGTAAAATCTTCCCTATTTAACCGTATTATTATATTACGAAAATAGTTTCGCTATAGTATTATTTAGTACATTATCCATAAAAAATAAATTATGCCAGGATGACTCTTGTTTTAAAGTATCATATAAATTATTAGAATTACACAATTTAACAAATATATTAAATTTGGGGTTAGGTAGCCCAACTGCTAGCTGGTTGTTATAAGTCTCATATTCATTATCCCACTCAGGTAATCCAATATTATTAAGATTAATTAACTTTAAATTGTTTTCGACAATTAAATTTTGATCCTCAGTTAGAGCAGTTTCACCGTTTAAAACTTTTAATGCCTTTTTGTTGCCAAACTTATATACACCTAAAATATTATCAGCTTTATCTCCTGTTATAGATTTATATTTTGCATACTGGGTAGGCTTCATGTTATACTCCGTAGTAAATTTACTAACGTCATACATTACTTTTTTAATTGGGGAGAAAACTGAAGTATTACTATCTATAAGCTGTAGCATATCTGTATCTACTGTTACTACTATTTTTTTGCCTTCTAGCTTATTAGTGAGATAAAATATTATATCATCTGCCTCCCCTCGCTCTGGGTGTATATTTAAAATACCTAAGGACTCAAATATTTTTTCAATTTCCGGGGCTAGCTCATAAACTTCTGCATTATAAACCGCATCCCGATTACCCTTATATTCTGCATCTTCTGATTTACGGAAAGGCTCTTCATCACTCAACCTCCGATCCCACGCGCAATAAATATCGGTCGGTTTAAATTTTTCCTTATACATTTTAATCGATTTAAGTAAAATAGAAATATGATTTAAATCTGGATTTATATTAGATACCCAGAATGCACGATGTAACAGGTTATTACCGTCAATTATTAAGTTACTTTTCATTTTTCAAATATTGCAATTTTGATGTTTCAAATACATAAGATGGTATACTCTTGATATGTTTTACAATTCCCGACTCTATACCTATATCAAATGTAGGCTTATCGAGTTTACGATTCACCATTACAGGTACGGCTAAAAATTGATAGTTATTATTATCTTCACTGCAAAATATCCACAGCTCGCCAGCGTAGTCCCCTTTATGAACTCCGAATATATCACAGTCTTTAGGCATTATATTCTAATTCGGAATTATCGTTTCTGATCGATCCTTTATAAATTTACTATTATCACCTAACTGCTGAGCGCCATGCTTCATAAGCACTTCAACTAACACTTCCATAGATGATGTTTTTAGCTTATGGTTAACCCCAAAAGATCTACCACCGTCATCAAATGAAAATACTACCTCCTTATTGTCAAATTGATCATTACTGCATGTAATAAAAATACTGGTATTTCCTGGGTCTACTAATACTGTCCACCTTCGAGGGTCATGTTCAGCAAATTCGTTATACATTTTAAGTACTATAAATCCGCAATCTCTCAACCTCTTTAAAAAATAACCTTGAGTATAAATATTGTTCTTTGTTTTTTTCATGATATAACTGATGTAACTATATATTGAAGCCTCGTAGACCCAACATTAATATCAAATTTTGCGATGCCATACTCATTATTAATACAAACCGTCGCTGGTTGTCTAAGGGTCGAGAATGAGCGGATTGCATCTAACATTAACGGTATAGGTGTTGTAATCTCATTACCTGTATGACCTTCGATGAGGCAAAATGAAAACATATCACTATTATCAATTGTCCTGTCTGTTAACTCGGCGTATATATTTTGATCTTTCGAGTAAAAATAAACTTTATTTGCATCTCCTGCTACCGTAGAGCTTTTAACTATCTGGTTAATAAGTTCCGCACTAATCTCAAATTCTACATCATATTTAAATGCGTTAATCTTATCTATGTTGAGCTTTGGTATGGATAAAATACCATCCTCATATAAGTGGTATTTAAATTTAAATAAATTTGATTTATACTGCAGATTATTGGTATTAATAATTAAATTAATTTCATTACCTTCAATCAGCTTAAGAGAATTAACAAGTTTATCTACGCTAGGTACATTGATTGTAATATCCTCATCATCTGTAACTCCGGTTAAATGCCTTGTGTATAGTATCGTTGAGTTATCGACAGAAGACACAATACATTGCATCTCTCCGTTCTTATTATTAAATACAGCAGTTTCAGAAAATTGTGTTATAGGCTTTAAAAAATCTCTAATTAATGTCTCTTTATCGTTAATTTTTAAATTCATATATTACCAGTTTGTTATCATTTTTTCGGAATCCTGAATTCGAACATCTTTAGGTGTTGCCTCTTTAGGTGTTGGAGCTTTAGGTGTTGGAGCTTTATTAGATTTTTTCTTTTGTGCTCGCTTTGTTTTAGCTCTTTTTCTCGCTGAGTCTGACAATTCTTTCTTTTTATTAAGTAATATATCTAGAGACCCTTTAATATACTTTAATTCTAATTTTAATTGATTAATTTCGCTTATTAAAATTTTAGTTTGAGCTGAGGGCTCAGTAAATTCAAACTCTAGCTGATTCTCCCCACTTATAGTTGGTGGTATAGCAGTCCCTTTATCTAAATCTAAATTAGGCCTTCGTATGGCAGTACCACTACCTAAATCGGGTATTGTTATATTATTACCACTACCTAAATCGGGCATTGGTATATTATTACCACCATCTAAGTTATCTGATGGGTCATATTGATGTGGTGGAACTATAGGGGCATTAACTTCATCTATAGCGCTATATGTCGGTGTATTATAATTAGGATTTCCAAATTTAGTATCTATATCATTCGCAGCTTTAGCTATAATAGCTTCTGAATTCTGCTTAGATGTAGGTACTACTGTAGATTTATCTAACTCGGCGGATCTACTCATAAAGGCCCCTAGAAAATTTGCTAGGGCCCTTTTATCGTTTTCTTTATTATTAGTCATCGTTTAAGCTTGCAAGCAATTTTGCTACTTCAGGGGGAAGCTCTTCATCTTCTGGTTGCTCAGGTGGCGCTGCATCAGCGACTTGTGAATTTGCAATTGCTGAATCCACTATAGAAGCGTTTGGTGTATCTGACTGACCTGGCGATGCAGGCTGATCAGGTTGATCTTCGGTATTATTGCTACCACTAACCAAAAAATGCTCAGTCCACATAGCCTCAAGATCTTCAAACGATTTAATCTGGAATACGGATGAGAGATCAAACCCTCCCCCATAAATTTTTTCTATTTGATCGTCTGAGAGTTTTAAATCACCATCCGCAGTTGTAAATCTAGATGAAACGTAAGTTGGATATTCTCCTTGCTTCTCTACTTTTATTTTAAAGTTACAACCGTCGGGCGATAAATCAAATATTCTACCACCGAATTCAACAGAATCTTCACCATCAATCGCCTCACGAATGATCTTATCTACCTGCTTACCATATCTGAGCATTTTTACTTTCCCATTATTATCAGCATCAGTAGGATCATCAACAATATAAGCGTTAATAAGCCATTTTTCACCCCGCTTAACTTTTGTGACTTTTGCCTTATCAGATTCCGAACCGTGCTTATAAATTTTAAAGCGATTCTCTAAAATAGGGTCCCGCTCCTCAAAAGTAGTAGGTGATACGTATTGTACATATTGCCCAGTAGCAAATGATTCCCACCCTACATTAAAATATCTGTAAAATGTATCAGATGGGGTCTCAACATTAGGTAGTAGCCTAACGGTATATGTATTACCTGGCTTCATTGTTAATATATCGCTAAAGTTACTCTTGGACTCTTGAGATGCAAGGGCCCCCTTTATGCTATCGAACATGGATGAATTGAATTGCTTCATATTATAATTATAATTGCTTTTATGTGGTTATCAACTTTTTAAGTATCAGTTTTATTGTTTTTTTTGCTATTTTGTTGTTTAAATATTTAAATCTACATACTTCAATTCGATCGAAGAAGTCGTCGCCAAACATAAGACGCACTACCTCTATATCGCATCGTTGTATCATCTTACTAAATTCGTTAAACTCTAGTAGGGCATATATCCATACTCGCCTCTCTTTGATGTGCTTAATAGTAGTTGGTATAGTTCCAGACATCTCATTAAAGTAATCACTAACAGTTATTTTATGTTCCATACAGTATTTATTAATAAATCTAAGAGATGAAATTACTCTCTCTAAAATCTCAGGAGCATCTGGTGGTAATGATTCTAAATACTTCATATACCTCATATATGAATTCATGGACTTCATTGAGGCAAAATATTCCAAATTTATTCGAATTGATCTATCTTCATAAAATGGGGCATAAAAAAAGTCGGATAGAGATATCCAGGGAAACTGAGTCAATTTTAAGGAAATCTTACGACAATACATTAGATTAACTTCCGGGAATTTATCGAAATTTAATCTGGGTCTCCAGGGCTTATTTTGTACACCTCTAGTAGTTGATAAATATGTATTATAAATTTGTTTCTCAAAATTTGTTATTTTATCACCAGTTCCTGCGGACATTTATTCAGATATTTTGAAATATATTTACTTTTAGATAAAGAGGGATCGTATTGTATGAATCTCTTAAATGTATCATAGTTAGTATCAATTCCAGTCATGGCTTGGAATAACGTTCTATAATTCTTATTCTCTAATAATAATAGGAATATATTTGGAAGATTCAACTTTTTATTATGTAAAATACAAACAAAACTGCAGAAGCATAAGAGTTGGTGATCACTCTCAGCGAAGTTAATACTGTCTATCGGATTAAATGTATTTCTTGGAATCATATCGGTTTAAGTGTTTTACAAAAGGTAAAAAATGTATCGGTTAAAGTGCCTCCGGCGGCGGCCTCATGCCCCCCTCCTGCTGCTAATTTACTAGCTAATTTATTAACTGGTATGTTACATTCTTTAGATCTTCTAAATGATACAGTCCCAGAATTTGGGTTAACTACTATACCAATATCAGCAGAATGGGTTTCAATTATATTATGCGCCACATCATTAAGACCGAATGATGCAACTGTTGAAACTACCTTTACATTTTCGTCACCTATAGTTACTTGACCGGTATGTATTTCTAGCCCCTCAATAGTCTCTTTTAGCTTTACATTATAAAAATTAATTATATTACTATGGGTATATGTAAATCCGGTAAATCCATTATAGAAAGCATCAGCAAATTTCTGAACGCGATTGCCAGAAAATCCCCAAAACAATTTATTTAGATCTGCGGATAGTTCATATTTTAATTGATAGCTATCATAATCATCAACTAGCTCAATAAGTAGCTTCTGCTCTTTAAACAGAGATAATGAATCTTTAAAAAACTCGTATATTAGCTTAGTTGTGGATCCTGCCTCTTTTATTATAGTTTGGGCCTTTTTATATTTACCGACATGCTCCATATGACTATCGTGATGGTCAAATATAAATATATTATGCTGGTCGACTAGATCCATACACCCACTAACATCCATATCACATATAAATATTTTATTATATTTATGGCCTTCATGATTATACCAACTTTTAAAATCTCTCTCAAAAGTCTTACAAGTAGTTACCTTGGTGGGTGCTGATTTTCCCATAACCCAGGAGAGCATTAAGCTCGCTCCAGCACCATCTAAATCTGCGTCCGTCCAAACAAATATCATTATAAATTATTTATATATACATCCTAAAAAATCAACTATCTGCTAACATTTTAAAGCTATTATATATATCATTTTCTTCGCCATCAATAGGTAGCAAATCTGAGTCGACTAACTCACTAAGAGTTAGTGTAGTGTAGTCAATTTTAAATCGAGACGATCCGATTGCTCTACCAAATCGGTTTTTCATTACCCCGACATGTATAGTTTCATATTCAACATCTTCTTCATCCTGCCATAAGCTAGCTATAAAATCTGAAGTGGCTGCAACCCCTACTGATTCAGATAAACTATTCATACCTGGTTTTTCCTCATCCATCCCCCCTCGGTTTAATTGTGTAGCTGTAATAATAGGGCATTCGTAAATATAACTCATCGCTCGAAGCTGTTCAATTATATCTTTAACTCTCTCATATGAATTAGAGCCGTTAGTAGAGTGGAGTAAATTTAGATAGTCAACTACAATAGCATCAAAGTTG